AGTGATGGTGGTGGGTGGCATAGCAGTGGTAATGCTGCTGTGGCTCGGATCGTTCGCCGCTGTTGACAGCCTCACCGGACCACTGTCGCAGTTGTTCGCCCTCCTGGCAGGCGTCGTCGAGAGAGTGGTCGAGATGACGGGCGGGATCTTCAACTGGCTGTGACACGTGCGCACTATTCGAAGTCCTTTCCGTGCGGCTTCCGGGTGATAGCGGCGCAACCGGCGATGAGCATGACGAGCCCCCAGAACTCGTGATTCGCCGGCGTCAACGCGAACGGGCCGTGGATCAACTCGTCGAGCACCAGGCCCGCGCCGGCGCCGGCCAGGGCAAATCCCAGGACACGCCAGTAGTACTCACGCCAGGTCAGTTTAGTCATAACCCACGCTGCGCGGGCTGGCCCCACAATCCATGCCCTGGGGGGCAAATGCCGGAACCGGCCCTGGGCGGGCAAGCACCGCAGGCCGGGTTGTCGAGATCGCGCTTGGCCTGCTCGAGGATTTCGATCTGCGAGCGGACCTGGCGCAACATCTCGCGGTAGTGGCGGCTCAGTGCCCAGCGCTCCCTAAGCAGGGCCCGCTCGCGGAGCCGGAGGCCGGCGATCGCCCTGTCCAGCTCCGCGAAGACGGTGGCGGTGGCCGCCGCCTGGGAGGGGCCAGCGTCGCAACCCGCGCTGCGGGAACCAGCCCCCGGAGCCGTGGGGGAAGGGCCAGCGCCGCAGGCCGGGTTGCTCACTTCTGCTCCTTGATGTGCTGAGCGGTCCTTTCCCCGAACCACCAGGTTATGCTCATGATGGCCAGGCCCCAGAACTGCGCCGGGGCCTCGATGCCCTGGGTGACCACCTGGGCCACCGTGGCGGCCAGGATGATGGTGATTGCGGGGCGGGCCACCGCCCGGGCGAGTTCAACCAAAGCTATGCGTCGTTCCATTACAACCTCACGCTGCGCGGCTGGCCCCGCCAGCCTAAACCTCGCTCTGAGAGGCCCGAAAAGGGCCCCCTGCGCCGTCTTGAGACCATCTCCCATGTCCGCTGGCAGGCAGGCGGATGGCGGTGAGGGCTGACGAAGCGATGGTGAGGAGTACGGCGACTCGTGTCCTCACGTCTCGTCCTCCGTGTAGAAGGTGCCGGTCTTGATGCGGGACCGGCGGATGCGCCACAGCTCGCCCCGGAACCAGGTGAGACGGTTCTCGCCGAAGCTCTTGAACTGCGACGCCGTCTCGCGGCCACCCGTAGTAACGCGGTTGATGACGTAGGCGGCGTACTCCAGGGCGGCATGTCCCTCGGCCCCGGCGATGACGAGCTCATGGTAGTGGCACGGCAGCGTGGACGGCTCGCGGCAGGTCCAGGTGACACCACCGTCAGCCACCGTCTCACCGTCCGCAGTCGGCCAGCTCGGCTCGGCGCCGCCCGAGGTGCCGGCCGCGGTACACTCGTAGTGCCAGCCGTTGCCTGTGGTGGGCACCACGAGGTCGCCCGTCGAGTAGGCATGGCTCGCCTGCCACTGCGCGGTGGTATGTGGGTCCAGCGTGTGGGGGCGGCCGTAGTACAGCCGGACCGTGGCGCCGGCGGTGGGCAGCTCCCGCGTGAGCAGCCTGTGCACGTTGGCCCAGTGCTCGAAGTGCCGGAACCGCGGCGGGTAGCTGTCCACGGGGTACTCGACCCTCTCCACCGATATGAGGTCGGCGAGATCCGACAGGTCCAGCGTGCGAGAGGCCGGTGTGGGCACCGTGAGGTCTGCAGTGGCCTGGCGGGGGCGGACGGCCGAGATCTCCCGCAGCGCGTGCTCCATGTGGCGGTACAGCGTGGCGTCGCTCCACCGATCCGCAGGGTCGTCCTTCAGGTCCGTCCTGATGGCGGCGAGCAGCTCTGCCTTGACCGTAGTGCCCACGCTAGACTCCCTTCACCCCACGGCACAGGAAGTCGCGGAAGTCGGTCTGCGTGGCGCTGGTGACGATGCGGAAGTAGCGCCACAGTCCGATGAACCACACGTGGGTGATGCCGCCGGTGGTGCTTGAGCTCTCGGCTCCCACCAGGTCCTGCATGGTGCCACCCGTCTCCCTGGTGACCTGCACCTTGACCACGGTGTTGTCCAGTGTGGCCGGGAAGATGACCTCCAGGTGGCTGTACTCGTCTTCGAGGTCGCACTCCGGCGAGTAGGTCATGCCGGCGATCACCTGGGCGGTCTTCCAGTCGCTCGTCTGGATGGCGGGGCTCGAGGGCGGGGTGCTGACGGTGCCGTCGGTCTCCACCTTCACGGCAGTGGGGGCGCCGCCCGAGGTCTTGCCGTAGATGACGCGAGGATACTCTTCCATGGTTCTCATCTCCTCCGCAGCCCACGCTCCGCGGGCTGGCCCCTCCACCGTGACGTTGGGGCGGAAAGGCCAGCCACGCAGTGCGGGCTGCTAGATCTCGCTCCTCCCCAGCTGGAGGTACAGGACGGCCAGCATGCCAGCCGGCTTGGTGTTGCTGCCGTCCGTGGACTTGGCCTTGACCACGATCGGGCCTCCGGCGGAGACCGGCACCTTGCCCTTGTCGAAGCGCGAGGTGCCGTACTTTGCCCCTGCCGAGCTGCCCGCGCCTGCCAGGGTGACCGCCGAGTCGTCGTCCCGGGTGCCGCCCACGTAGACGGAGAAGATGACGTCGTCACCGTCGCTCTGGGCCGTCTCTATCTCGCAGTCGATGCCCCTCACGGCGCCGTCCTGGATGGCGTGGACCTCGGCCACGGCGCCTGCTCCCTGGCAGGGCTTGAGGGCCTCATCAGAGGTGCCCAGGGCGGCTGCGTCCTTATCCAGCTCGAAGGGAATGGCTACGATTCCCGATAGCTCTACTGCCATGGTGTGTATTCCTCCTTAGTGCTTCATCTTTGAGTACCTGGATGCAGATGGTGCAGACCTGGCGGACGCTTAGGCTGTGGGGGATCCTGAGGGCCAGACGCCCGTCCAAGTACAGGTGGTCGTGCTTCCCGGCAGCCCGGACGCTGAATCCCGCCCGCCTGAAGGGGAGGGGAAGGGCCAAGCTGAGGTCTACGTCCGTCAGCAGCCCCGTCGGCATGGCTAGTCCTTCACCCCGATGAGGGCGGCAGCGGTCACTGCGCTGAAGAGCGCCAGGCTGACGTACCACTTGATGCGGGTGCGGGTGGCGTCTTTCGTCTCAAGCGAGCCCAGGCTCTCCACCTGCAGCATCTCCGGGCTGGACAACCCGGCCAGGGCGCCCTCGCCGAAGCGGAGGGCGTAGATGGTGGAGCAGGGACCGCCGGTGGTGCTGGACTCCAGGCTGCCGGATACCTGGTGGGTGTCCAGCACCCAGTCCGAGGTGCCAACAGGGATGCCGTTGTAGAGCTCCACCTGCTGTCCCAGCATGCCCTCCCCTACCTGCAGGTTCGTGCCGGCGGCCCGGGACAGGACGGCCAGCTTGCGGCGGCTGCGCTTCGACATGAGCAAGAGGTCGGGCTTGCCACCCTTCACCGCATCCACCACCTGGTCCACCATGGTGAGCGTCAGGGTGGCGCCGGTGGCCCCGCAGGCGATCACCTGGTCGGAGGCGGAGGCCGTGTCGATCAGCTTCCTGATGCCGTCGAACTGCTTCGCGTTCGTGGCGCTGTCCCCGTACAGGAACTGCTGCTCGAACTCGTGGCGCACCGCCTTGGCCTTCTGCTCGATCACGGCGGCCTCCAGGTCCTGGATGTTGGAGCGGGTGGACTTGAGGTAGTTGTCGACGTCCGCGTCGCCACCCATGATCTTTAGGGTGGCCGTCACCTTCTCGAACTCGGGCGTGGACTCCGACCACACGTCGCCCACGTCGTAGAAATCGACCGAGGCCATGGCCTTCTCCTTGGTGTAGGTGAGGCCGTTGCCCACGATCTGGATGAAGGGCAGCACCTGGAGCACAGGGCTGTCCTTGACGATGGTCTGAATGACGCCCTTGAGTAGGACGTCGTTGGAAAGCTTCTCGGCTTCGGTGAGTGTGAGTGCCATGCGTTACTTCCTCCTTGCGCTGATTCCCTGCTCGATGAGCTGCCTTGAGGTGAGGCCTTCGAGCGACGGGGCCTGCTGGGCCGGGGCGCCTGCCGGCACCCTGGTGGCGGCGGCCTGCGCTTCCAGATTCTTCCTGACCTGGTCGGTGATCGAGCGGGCGCGGTCCATGGCCCTGTCCACTTCCTCGATGGTGGTGCCGGTGATGAGGTCCGGGGGAAGCTGGGGGTTGGCCCGGACCACGACAGAGCGATAGGACTCCACGGCCCGGTTGGTCACCTCCTGCAGCTCCGCTATCCTGCCGGTGAGCTGGTCGCGCTCCCCGGTGGCCTGCTGTACCTCGGCCTCCAACTCCTGGATCCGGGTGTCCTTGGCAGCCACTGAGGCTTCGATATCGGCCCTGGCCTTCCTCTCCTCCTCAAGCTGGGCGGTGATGGCCGCAAGCTGCTCGTCGGTCGACTGACCGTTGAGAACTGCCGCGGCCTGTTCTTGTGACTGTGTCTCGTGGTTCTCGGTCATATATCCTCCAGAGCGTATTACTCGAGCCCCTCCACGTCAGCGGCAACTCCTCTCTCCCTCGCTCCGCCGCGACCCGGGGCGGCCCGTAGCTCGCGGTTCATGGTGAGAATGCGCTCCCTCTCCTCGCACCAGCGGTCAAACTCCCTGACAGGGTTCCTGATGCCCAGCCGGTCCATGGCGGTGCGCCGGCTGTGCACGCCAGCCTGCACCAGCACCTGCTCGGTCTGGGCCTGGCGCTCGGTGTCCGCCGGCATGATGGGCCCCCACAGGACCTGGTGGGTGATGCGGTCGAACGTCTCGCCCAGGTACTTCGTGAGCAGCGCCAGCACCATGTCGGTCCGCTGGTGGTAGGCGTTGGTGCGGATGGTCCTCTTCCTGGCCACCTTCTGGATGAGGGAGCTCATCTCTATCTGGAGCGCCGTCCCCGAGAGCTCCTTCTCGATGCCCCCGAAGGCGGCGCGAGGTGTCTCACTGATGTCGTGCAGCGCCCGGTAGATGGTGTCGATATAGTCCACGTGGAGGCGGACACCTCCGCCTGCGAGAAGATCGAGCAGATACGCCTTGGCGCCTTCGCCCAGGTAGAGCGATCGCCCGGGCTGCATCTGGATGTCACGCTGGCCGGCATCCTCGGGGTCGGTGTTCTCAAACACGGTGATCGGGTTTCCGGAAAACTCGAGGATCCTGGAGAGCTGCGACAGGGCCCGGTTCAGCTCCCGCTGCGGCGGCATGAGGGAGGGAATATCGGACGTGCCCCAGAACTGCTTGGGCGCCCTCAGGTTGGGGAAGATGACGAACGGTATGAAGCCGTACGGGTTCGCGCCTGATATGACGACATCCCCCTCGATATACACCTCGAACAGGGCCCTCTCCCACCGCTCGGTGACCCAGCAGGTCTTCTTGCCGGGCGTGACCCCGTACAGCATCTCCACCTCCTCGCCGGTGAGCTGGTAGCGGGAGGCCACCCGCCATACCTTCGACGGGTCGTCTCCCAGCCACCAGGCGTAGATTCCGCCGGCCCCGGGCGAGGTGACCCTGACGCGGCCCTCATCGGCGTCCCAGGTGACCTTGTAGCAGGCATCCCCCAGCACCGCGCAGTCGATCTCCGTCTCCCAGTCGAGCTGCTGCAGGTTGTTCTGCTCGTACACCTGCCGGAGCAGGTCCTCGGCCCGCTGCGCCTGCTCCCTGGCCTGGTCGCTGTCCTCTGCCGAGTAGCAGGCAGACTCCAGGCCCTGCATGAGGTAGCTCGTGGTCTTGTCGATGGAGACCTTGGCGTAGTTGAACACGGGCTGGCGCGACCGGCTTCGGCCCTCCCACTGCTCCCCGTTGTAGAAGTCCAGGTGCTGCCGGTAGCGGCCGGCGCGATCGGTGTCGCGCCTGGCCAGCTCCTGCGGGTTGAAATCTGCCATTACACGTCCTCCCTCTGTACGACCTCGAGGCCGCGCGGGCGGTAGTCGCGGGCCGCCTCCACTACCAGCGCCAGGCTGGTGAGAAAGTCGTCGTGGCCCTCCGACTCGTCCACGTAGAAGTTCATGGTCTGGTTCGGGCGGTAGTCTGCCCGGGCACGCTCAAGCTCGTAGAGGAGCTCCTGGTACTGGTGCGAGCCGTCCTGCTCGTAGAGCTTGAGCCGGCCGCTTGTGACAAACGACAGGAACTCGAAGCCGATGTCGGACTTGGAGCGCTGGGTGAAG